TTTCCTGATAGTGCATCGTTCGATTATTCAACCGGCGATTTTACTTGCGACATGTGGGTATCCCCAACAACCGTGAGTGGCGATAAAGTTCTCTTACAACTGGGAAGCTATGGGTCCGGCCAAACAGGAATAGTGTTTTTGCTTAGTAATGGCGGAAAGGTTTTTTACGGTTACAACGGGGGTTTTGGCGGAGAATCTTCCGGTTCTGTTTTGATTAACACTTGGAGTTATTTGTCCTTTGTCAGAAGTTCAGGGACATTAAAAATGTATGTAAACGGAGTAGAAAAGTACTCAACTTCCTTTACAAGTAGCATAGCTCCGTCAACCGACTTTAGTATTGGAAGTAACTCAAACCCTTTTAACAGCCAATTTTCTGGTTATTTAACATCTGTTCGACTATCTAATACAGCTAGAAGTTCAAGTGTGCCTACAACACCAATTACAAATGATGGCAACACCCAACTGCTCCTGAACTTCACCAACGCAGCCATTATCGACAACACCGCCAAAAACGTATTGGAAACGGTGGGTAACGCGCAGATCAGTACCAGCGTCAGTAAGTTTGGTGGTGGTTCGTTGTACTTTGATGGGAGCGGGGATTATTTGGTATCGGCGGCAGGGAACACTTATATCTCAGGGACAGAAAACTTTACTATTGAAGGATGGTTAAATCTAAACAGCATTTCATCCACTCAGACTATCGTTTCTGGAAATACGAACAATTCACTGTTTTTGCGGTATGGGCAGGGCTATACCGTTACTCAAGGGTTGAACATAGGTCGGCAATCGGTTGCGGACGCTGAGTATTGCGCTTTTACGTTTACCACCGGAACTTGGTACCACATAGCGGTTTGTAGATCCAACGGGGTTATTTACTTTTTCGTCAATGGAACTCAGCAAACAACGCAAGGTTCTGGGGTGGCGTCCTACTCATTCCCGGTCACAGCAACGTACAACGTTGGCTATTTTGGTGTTGAGCCACTTAATGGCTACCTAGATGACCTACGAATCACTAAAGGCATTGCCCGATACACCGCAAACTTCACGCCACAAACATCTCAATGGCAGGATCAATGATGCTTTACTCCAAAAACGGATCAATACCCAAGCCGCAAACGGATAACACTGATGGTTGGATTGAAGTGCCTGAGCCACCCACAGCAGCAGACGGTCAGGAAGTTGTTTGGTGGTTCCCACCTGGATGGGTTGTCCGTCCTGTAAAACCTGCGGATGAGGATGGCTTTGTATGGAACTGGTCTCAATCCAGTGAATCATGGGTTAAGAGTATAGTAGAGACAACAACTGATGAGGTTATTACTTTAGATTTTAGCACAGCATCTATCGTATTAAGTGGTTACACTGCTACAGGTGTTTAAATGGCACTCCAAGCTGATGAGCAAGTCAAGCAATTAGGAGATGCTGTATCAATCCTAACAGTGGTAGGTACGTTAGCAGAGTTATTACCAGCCATTGCAGCAGTACTAACGATTATATGGACTGCAATTAGGATATTCGAAACAGATACCGTTCAATGTATGCTAGGAAGGAGAAAGAAAAATGCCGATGGTAGCGAATAAAAAGTTTCCTTACACCGCCAAAGGAAAGAAAGAAGCGGAAGAGTATGCATCAAAGAAGGCTAAAAAGATGCATGAGAAGAAAGAATCCAAGGCTATGAAGGCTAAAGAACGTAAGATGGGTTATCCGTCATGAAACCTAAACCAGCTAAAGTACGTAAAGTTATGAAGGAGTATAAAGAAGGTACTCTACATAGCGGTAAAGGTGGTCCTGTAGTTAAGTCTCGTAAACAAGCAGTTGCTATCGCTTTGTCAGAGGCTGGTATGTCAAAGCCTAAGAAGAAGAAATGAAGCAAGGACTATACGCTAACATCCAAGCCAAGCGTAAACGTATCGCTGAAGGCTCTGGTGAGAAGATGAGAAAACCAGGCACTAAAGGTGCTCCAACAGCAAAAGCATTTAAGGAGGCAGCAAAAACTGCTAAGAAGAAATGAAGAAAGATTCAAGGCTGGAAAGAGCAGGAGTCTCTGGATATAATCAACCTAAAAGAACACCAGGACATCCTACGAAATCTCACATTGTTGTAGCAAAGGACGGTGATCAAGTTAAGACGATTCGTTTTGGTCAACAAGGTGTTAAAGGTTCTCCTGAAGGATCTGCTAGGAATAAAGCCTTTAAAGCTCGCCACGCAAAGAATATTGCTAAAGGGAAGATGTCAGCGGCCTTCTGGGCTGATAAAATTAAATGGTGATCTAAATGGCTACATTCTTAGATTGTGTTAATGGTGTACTACGTAGGCTTCGTGAGACTGAAGCAGCCTCTGTTACTGACACAACTTATGTTAAGTTAGTTGGTGACTTTGTTAACGAAGCTAAACGTGAAGTTGAAGATGCATGGAACTGGTCTGTACTTCGTACCACTAAGACAATCACTACTGTCAATGGTACACAGAACTATGAGATCCCTGGTACTAATCCTAGGTCTAGGTTATTAGTAGTTTACATACCATCACTGAAGAGAGATCTTCAGCAAGCTACACAGAATCAGATGCATGAGTGGATTAACCTTCAAGGATCAGTGAATGGAGATCCTCAGTATTTTTCTATTGGTAACAGCACATCATCTACTGGTGTTATTACTCTTGATCTATGGCCTATCCCAACGTCAGCATTGACTGTTAAAGTAGACTGTGTTGTACCACAGGCTGATTTGTCCGCTAGCACTGATGTGTTGTATGTCCCTTCAGAGTTAGTGATTCAAGGTGCTTTACTACGTGCTATCAATGAACGTGGTGAAGATGGTGGTCGTCTAAGCGAACAACAAGCTGATTTGTATCGTAAAGCAGTAGCATCCTATATCTCTATAGAAGCAGAGCGATACGGTGATGAAACAACCTGGGAGTGGGTATAATGGCTGCTGAGTTACGGTCAGTTAGTATCGTAGCTCCTGGCTTTGCTGGTCTTAATACACAAGACTCTTCAGTAGCTATTACTAAAGACTTTGCACTGAAAGCAGAGAATGCTGTTATTGATCAGTTTGGTCGTATTGCTTGTCGTGGTGGTTGGGATAACGTCAATACATCAGCAGGATACAACAGCACAGAACCTACGCTACTCCATGAAGTAGTTAAACAAGACGGTACAACACAGATTGTATCTATTGGTAATAACCGTATCTACACAGGTACAACAACACTGACTCAGGTCTATGATGGTTCTGCTACATGGACAGCACAGAACTGGAAAGCAGTTAACTTCAATGACCATACATACTTCTTCCAACGTGCTCATAACCCACTGATCTATGATCATACAGCGAACACATGGACTTTAGTGTCCGCACATCCTAGCTATTCAGGTACTGTACAGTTAGCTAATGAAGTCTTAGCTGCTTATGGTCGTTTATGGGTAGCAGATACATCAACGAACAAGACTACGATATGGTGGTCTGATACGTTGATCGGTTACAAATGGAATGGAGGCACTTCAGGCTCTTTAGACATTGAGAATGTATTCACTAACGGTACTGACTCAATCGTTGGCCTAGCAGCCTTTAATGGCTTCCTAATCATATTCTGTAAGAAGTCTCTGATCATCTATAGTGGAGCTGCATCAGATCCAGCTTCTAATCTTACCTTAGTAGAGGTTATTGATGGTGTTGGATGCATTGCTAGAGACTCCATTCAGGATGTCGGAACAGATATTTTCTTCCTTAGTGATACAGGGGTTCGTAGCCTCGGTAGAACAATTCAAGAGAAGTCAGCACCTTTGTTTGATGTATCAAAGAATGTTAGGGATGATCTAATCAGTGACATCGCTATCAACGAAGACAACGAGAACATCAAATCAGTATTCTATGAGAAGTCTGGATTCTATCTACTTAGTTTACCTACTAGAGAACTTTCCTACTGCTTAGATCTCAAACAACGTCTACAAGATGGTTCCTGTAAAGTAACTACGTGGACACTAGCTCCAAAGGCTTTACTGTCTACAAGAGATAGAAAGTTATACATCAGCAGAGCTGGTTACATTGGTGAATATGCTGCTAGTTACTCTGACAATGGTACAACGATTAGATTCTTGTACTATACCTCACACTTAGATGCTGGTAACGCATCAATACTGAAGATACTTAAGAAGTTATCCATCATTGTTATTGGTGGTTCGCAGACTACATTGTTTCTTAAATGGGGTACAGACTACACAACTAACTTCCAAAGTGTAGAGATGAACTCTATTCCAAGTACACCGCAATCAGAGTATAATGTGTCTGAGTTTAACATTGCTGAATACTTCAGTACAACCAAAGCAATCAACATACTTAAAGCACAACTTAGCAACGATGGTAGAGTGTTCCAAGTAGGTATCGAAGCTAACGTAGATGCTGATGTACTGTCCATACAACAGATGGATGTATTCTTCAAAACTGGAAGAACAGTATGATCATTTTTGATAGGAATCACTAATGGCTACCACATTTAATTTAAGCCCTACAGAAAAGCAAGGAGTCATAGACTTCATTGTAGGGAACTTAAACAATCCTGAAGTTATCAGAAAAGCTGCACAGCAATACGGTGCTACAGCAGATGACTTAGCCTCTGTGACAGGTATTCCTGTAGATCAAGTTCATCAGTATTTCTTAAATGCTGGTGTACCTATGGGTACTGTTCTTACTGGTGATGTACAACGAAACTTTGGTACTGAAGGTAATATCCGT